GACCTCTGGCGTCCACTCCAGCATGCGCAACAACTCGCCCTGTGAAGTGTGCTCTCGTGCGCCCGACAAGTAGTCGTGCATGTGGGTGTTGGAGGTCAGGAAGACCAGCGTAGCCCACGACACGAGGTTCAAGCGCTCACGGTTGTGGTGCGCCTCGCTCTTCTCCTTGCCCTGGCCTTCCGAGGCGTCAAAGATGAAGCCCGGGAACCACTCGATGTCATGCCGAGACTTGTGCGTGATCTCGTCCGACGTGAAGGGCAGACTGTTCAGATTACCCATGCGCTGCTGCATGGTCACAGGTGAGGTGCTCTTGCCTGTGCGGTAACGGATCGGATGGCCCCAGATCGAGTTCAACAGATTCAGCGCCAACGACTTGCCGGTGCCGGAGTCAGTGGACCCGCCGTGGAACGTCAACGCCGCCATCTGCGTGAACTTCATCAACGGTGCGCCGAACCCGATGCACGCCATGCCCAGCAGGTCGTAGAGCTTCTTGTTCATGAGCATGTGAGGGAAGCGTTTCCACTCCTCCAGCGTGCCCTGCGACCGCGTGATGCGCGTGATGTTGACGAGGTCTGGCATCGGCACCGTGCGCGTGCTGCCGTCTTGGAAGTACACCTTGCCGTTGTAGACGAACGTGCCGTCCTCCTGCCAGCCGTACTGCGCTGGGATCTTGATGGCCTTCTTTGTGACGCTGGCATCCTCGATGCAAGCGCGGATGTACTCGAACAGGTTCTTGTCGTTGCCTGCGCCGAACGAGGCGATGATGTTCTGCTGCGCCAGCGTCTTCAGGCACTCATCCTTGGACACGGTATAGCGCTGTGCCATCAGCACGTCGATGGGAGCGCCGGGTCGGTTGGCGACCATGTGCACGGTGTGCTCACCGTCCTTGTTCAGCAGATCTACGACGAACAGGTCGTAGGGCAGGATCATGATCTGCTGCTTGCGCTTGGTGCCGTCAGCCTCCTCCACCATACGCTCGACAAACACGCCGCCCTTGGCTCCGTAGGAGTAGCCCTTGGGTGGGATGGGGCGTGTGACTGTGACGGGTGGTGCCTCGGGATCGTCCGGGTCTGCGGGCGTGATCTCGATCTGCTTCTCGGTGTTGTCCGCAAGGATCTCGCGCCCCAGCGCCAAGGGGTTGGTGATCTTGCCGAAGTGCTTGCAGCCTTCGCAGATGCCAGGGTTCTCACTGTCGAACTTCAGGCACGGGTACGGGCCTTTGATCTCGCGCAGCTTGGTCTGCATGCGCTCAGGCTCGTAGGGGTGCAGGCTGCTCAACCAGATCGCTGCACGCTCACCATCCGCACACTGCTTGGCCTGCGACAGCCAGCCACGCCACAGGGGCTCCATGCCGTCATCAGCGGCATGCTCAACGAAGTGCGCAAGCTGTGCGCAGCCATCGCCTGCTGCCGTGCGCTGCATGATCAGCTTGAACTTGGTGACGCTGTTCTCGACCAGCTTGACGCTGCTGGCTACAGGTGGGTCGATGCGCTTGCCTGGGATGTCGAGCGGTGCGCGAGATGGGCGAGAAGGCGTGACACTGGTCGTTGCCTCCGGCCCCAGCGCTGCCGTGATGGCCTGCGCGAAGTCCTCGAAGCTGCACGCGGTGCCCTCGGTCATGAGCTTGACCGAGCGTGGGGTGCCGTACTTCTTCTTGAAGTTGAGCGTGCCCGGGATGCGCAACACGCGGGCCGCGTCGGCGGTGACCGTCATGTCGATAGACAGCGCCCGCTGCTTGCACAGGCGCTTGAACGCCTCAGCCACAGGCTTCCAGATCCCCACCGTCACGGGCTTGTCGAACGCCCAGTAGCAGTGCAGCCCACCGCCGGAGCCCACAACCCACGGGGTGCCGAATGCGTCGAGCTTGGTGGCTTCCAAAAACCCTGCGAGGGCGACAGCAGCGTCCTTCTTCGTCGCGTACCCGTCCATGTCCACGAAAAGTGAACGGACGTATTGGGCGTTGTCTGCTGTACGGTTGGTGGGGTCTTCGTACGTTGCCAGCGCGAAGTAGGTGTCCTTGCGCTGTGTCAGCCATAGATCAGCATGTCGCTGTACCTCCTTCAAGTCCTCGACGAAAACGTGCTGCTTTTTCTTGGAAGAAAGCTCTGCTGCGCAGTAGTACCCGAAACCGGGTGGCGGAAGCACAGCCGCTAGAAACTCAAGCGGTTCCATGAAGCTCCCGGAGGTTACGTGTTGGTCGTGGCTATGCTGTCAAGATAGGCTTGACGTTCGTCGAGCAACGTAGCCAGCGCTTTGAGCAGCGCCTCACACCAATCCTTCGGTAGCCCCCGGGCGTCCAGTTGTAGATACCCGTAGCGGAAGAGTTCTTCCGGCGTCAGGCTTGAAGGTTGAATTCCTTGCATATTTGCACCCATGCGGTTTCTGCGTTCTTGGCGGCCCTGAAGACTTCGATCAGGCGCTCGACGCGTGGTTGATACGGATTGAGAACATCGCCGCCCAGCATCCAGTTGTAGACGGTCTGGCGTGATGCCCCAGTGGCTTTGGCGAGGCGCAAGACGCTGAAGTCCAGGCTCACAGCAAGACGCCCGAGCGTATTGCCCAGGCTCTTGGGAGCGTTCTTCACCGCCAGCACGGTTTTAACGGAGTAGGTCATGGTATTGGGCGGGGCGGATGTGGCCTCCCCCGGGTTCCCCCAGGGGCACCCGCCCCGAAATCAATTACTCATCATCCCAATCGGCTGCAAGCTTGGCAAGAGACGACTTGGGTGCAACAGGTGCAGCCTTCTCTTCCTTGCGCACAACGGGCTCGACGGTCTCCTCAGCCTCTTCCACAGGCTCAGCCTTGGCCTTGGGAGGACGGCCACGCCGGGGTGCAGGCGGCGGTGCCTCTTCCTCTTCTTCCTCAACCACAGGAGCGGGCTTCGCAGCGGCCTTGGGGGTGGGCTTGGTGCCCTCCAGCTTCATCGGCTCGACCTTGTCGGTCTGCGCCACGGTCATGGTGATCGCACGCTTGGCGTCCTCAGACTGACCCTGCTCAACAGACGAGGCGTACTCGTCCTCGCTCAGCCAGCGCATCGGCTTGAAGTGCAGCTTGGGCGCTTCGCTCTTGGTGTCGAACTTCATGCGCGTGACCAAGGTCTCGGGCGACACGCCCTGCGCAGCAAGATACCGAGCATATGCTTGCAACGGACGGTTGTCACCCTCCTCCTTGCCGAAGATGGACGTGGCAGGCAGTTGAAGCTGCATGACATCACCTTCCACATCGTTTGCAAGCACCACCGCCAGACGCTGCGAGTAGCGGCAGGCGCGGGACTCACCGTTGCCGGAGCCCTTGACGTTCTGCGGGCACGAGGCGCAGTTGGTAGCCTGGGGGTTGGCCGCGCTTGCGTCGGGCTTCTCACCATCCGCGCTCCAGCAGTCAGGGCCTGCCGGTGCGTCACCGTCGTACGCCTTCATGTAGAAGGTGCGGCCAATCTTGGTTGCGGCGTTGACCACAACGACATCGAGGAAGCGCTCATCGATGGCGGCAACTTCCTTGCCGTCCACCATCAGGCGGAACACTCCGCCCTTGATCGAGATGCGCTTGCCACCGCCACCACCGGCACCCCCTGCGAGGGACTTGGCAAGGGCGGACAGTTCGTTCTTCTTGGCGAACGCGGGGACGGCAGAGCCGCTGAACAGAGCGATATTGCTCATAGGGAAATTCTCCTTACTTGGTTGAAGGCTTGCGAACGGAAATGTCGAACTCGGTGTCCGAGTTCAAACCTGGGGGAATGGCCCCAGGGTTTTCTTCCAAGAACAGTTTCATGTTGGTCTGGGCGATGCGCTTCTCCAACAGGTCGAGCGCGTCGTGTTCCACCATGAACTTCTTGAACGAGTCCCAGTCCTGGGTGTAGTACCGGGTCTTCTCCATCAGTGAGACCGTACCGAAGTCGGTGCGCAGGGACTTGACCCCCGTGCCACGCATGCGGTCCTTGATCTCGTTCTTGATGGACTGTTGCTGCTCCTTGATCACCTCGATCTGGGCGTCGAGGTCTTGGACTGCGGTGCGCATCTTCATGTAGATCCGAACCAGCTTGTCCACGGGCACTTGCTCTTCCATGTTTCTCTCTCCTTTCTTGTTGGACAATGTCAAACACTTTACACGGTCATGCCTGCTTCGGCAACCCCCTTTCT